CTTTAAAATCTATCGACACATTAGAAAAACTAACACAAGAATTTTTAAACTTTAAAAATTTAACATCTATTCAACTATCAACTGCTGGTGGTGGATTAGATACAAACAAAATATCTGCTGATTTATTACCTACAACATCAGGTACGTTTGATTTAGGTTCGGCAGAAAGACCTTGGCGTAAATTATACTTAACTGGTGGTACGTTAATTATAGGTTCAACTGAAATATCTGGCACTGAGATTGCACAACTAGATGGTGTCACAGCAGGAACAGCCGCTGCTAGTAAGGCAGTTGTTCTTGATAGTTCAAAAGATATAACAGGTCTTAATGAAGTAAATATGACAACTTTGTCAATAGGTGGCACAGCAGTCACTGCCACTGCTGCTGAAATAAATATTATGGACGGCGTCACAGCAACTACTGCTGAAATAAATCACTTAGATGGTGTGACAGGAAATATACAAACGCAGATAGACGCTAACACAACACTTGCAAATGCAGGTGCGTCTAAAGCATTTGCGATTGCACAAGCAGTAGCATTAGGATAAATAAATAGTATTATAGGAAAAAATTATGGCTAGACCAAATACAAGAGCAACATTTAAAGAGTATTGTCTAAGAAATTTAGGTAAACCTGTAATTGATATAAATGTTGATGAGGATCAAGTAGAAGATAGAATAGACGAAGCGATACAATATTTTTCTCAATATCACACTGACGGTGTTGAGAGAATGTATCTAAAATACAAAGTGACTGCTGAAGATAAAACTAGATTAAGAGCAAATAATGATTTTACTGTTTCTGAACCAGGCACATATGCTGATAACATAGAATTAGAATCTGGCACAGCAGGTGACTCACCTGGTGATTTAATTACAGAGGATGGCAAAAAAATACAATTAGAAGGATCAAATTTAGTATCAACAAAATACGAAGAAAATCAAAACTACTTAGTGATACCAGATTCTGTTTTAAGTGTAATAAATGTTTTTCCTTTATCTGACAGAGCAAACTTAAATATGTTTGATGTTAGATATCAATTAAGATTAAATGACCTGTATGATTTTTCATCTACAAGTATTGTTCATTATGAAATGACAATGAGACATTTAGATTTTTTAGATCACATATTGGTAGGAGAAAAACCAATTAGATTTAATACGTTATCAAACAGATTATACATTGACATGGATTGGGCAGAAGATATAGACGCTGACGAATATTTAATTATAGAGTGTTATAGACAACTAGACCCAACTCAACACACAAGAATGTTTGATGATATCATGCTAAAAAGATATGCAACCGCTCTAATCAAAAGACAGTGGGGACAGAACCTATCTAAGTTTAATGGTACAGCGATGTTAGGTGGAGTGACACTTAATGGACCTGAATTATTTTCAACAGCGATACAAGAACAGCAAAAACTAGAAGAAGAAATAAGATTGAACTTTGAGGAACCTCCTCACATAATGCAAGGATAATAAATGCCAACAAATGTTTATTTTGACACTGGCACAACTTCAGAACAAAGACTATACGAAGACCTAATAATAGAACAACTGAAGATATATGGCCAAGATGTTTTTTATTTGCCACGAAAATTGGCAAACAAAGATACTATATTTGGTGAAGACCCAGCCTCATCTTTTGATGATTCTTACATAATAGAAATGTATGTAGATAACTCAGATGGTTACATGGGTGAACAAGAGATTATTAAAAAGTTTGGTCTAGAATTAAGAGATGATATTAGATTTACTTTATCTAAATCAAGATGGGAAACACTAGTTAAAAATAATAGTGATCTAGTTGCTGAGAGACCACAAGAAGGTGACTTAGTTTATTTCCCAACTACAAAAGCATTTTTTGAGATACAGTTTGTTGAACATGAGCAACCGTTCTATCAACAGAGCGCTCTGCCTGTTTACAAATTATCTTGTACTAGATTTGAGTACAGCTCAGAAAGAATTGATACAGGTATTGCTTCTATTGATTCTGTTGAAGATAGTTTATCAACAGACACAATGAATTTTCAGTTTACACTAGAAGCAGAAACAGGATCAATTGTGTTAGAAAGTGATATAGGTGACACTAACTATTTAATTAACGAAGACTTTACAATGGCAACACAACAACCAGTAGATCAAGGCAAGGCATTTGAAACTGCTGCTGGTACTAATACGTCATCTACGACAGATGATATATTAGATTTTAGCGAAAGAAATCCTTTCGGGGAAGTGGATGATTACTAATGAGAGACAGACATAGACAACTTACAGACTACCATCAAAAATCTTTAAAAGAACAAAAAGAAATGAACATGGTTAGAAATCTAAAAAAAGAAGTCACTATTGGTGCAAATGGTACTAGAGATTATGTAATTAAAGAAGGTATCAACAAAGGCAAAATAGCAGACAAAGGACAATAATGTTCGGACAACATTTTTATCATAAACAAATTAGAAATACTGTAATTGCGTTTGGTACGATATTTAATAATATCAATATTCAACGTACGGATTCTAGCGGAAATCCTTTACAGAAAATTAGAGTGCCTTTATCATATGCACCTAAAGAAAAGTTTATTGCAAGACTAGATCAAAATGCTGATCTTACTGGAGACGATTCAAGCGTGGCGATTACTCTACCTCGAATGTCTTTTGATATTACTGGTTACTCTTATGACGCAACTCGTAAGTTAAACAAGAATCAAAAGATATCAGTCACAAAAAATACAAGCGGCGATAACAAAACAACTAATACACAATTCTCACCTGTGCCATATGATGTAAGTTTTGATTTAAATGTCTATACAGCAACCTCAGATGATGGTCTTCAAATTATAGAACAGATACTACCATACTTTCAACCTGACTATACGGTAACTATGATTATGGATAGAAGTTTTATGGATACAAAAAGAGATATACCTTTTGTATTAGAAAGTGTTGATTATGAAGATACATACACAGGTGCATTGACAGATAGAAGAAGAATTATTTACACACTAAGATTTACAGCAAAAATATATCTGTATGGACCAATATCATCAAGTGCTATAATTAGAAATGCAGAAGCAGATATGTATGCCAACACATCGGATGCTAATCCGTCTAGATCAACTAGGGTAACGGTTACACCAAATCCAACAAGCGCTGATAAAGATGACACATACACAACAACACTTGAATTTTTTAATGATGGTAAAAATTATGACGAAAAATCTGGTACTGACAAATAACATAAGGTTTTAAAATGAGTAGTATTGATGATAAGTTGAATGAAGTATTAAATATTGCTGACGAGGTTTTAGAAAAGAAAGAAGAAAAGAATCCTCTAGAGATAGCAAACGAACCACCTAAACCTGTTGCACCACAAAATGTTGATGTAGATACAGACTTTGAAACTGGTAGAAACGAACTCTACAAGATGTTAGAGAAAGGTAATACTGCAATTGATGGTATATTAAATCTTGCAAAAGAAGGTGAACACCCTAGAGCATATGAGGTTGCAGGACAATTAATTAAAACACAAAGCGAAATAGCACAAAACTTATTAGACCTACAAGGCACACTTAAAAAATTAAAAGAAGAAAAAGGTAGTGTACCTAAAAATGTTACCAATGCTTTGTTTGTAGGTTCTACAACCGAATTACAGAAACTTATAAAAAAGAACAAAGATAAAAATGACTAAGTTAGATCAGTATTTAGGTAATCCTAATCTAAAAAAGGCACACACAAAATCACGATTTACACCAACACAAGTAGATGAAGTGGTAAAGTGTCTTGATGATCCTAAATACTTCATAGAAAAATATTTAAAGATAGTCTCAATCGATAAAGGTTTGATACCTTTTGAGATGTATGACTTTCAGCGGAAGATGGTAGATACTTTCCACGATAACAGATTTACAATTTGTAAATTACCTAGACAGAGTGGAAAGTCAACTATCATTGTATCCTACCTCTTACATTACGTTTTGTTTAACGATAATGTGAATGTTGCAATACTCGCCAACAAATCTTCTACGGCAAGGGATTTATTAGGGCGACTGCAACTTGCTTACGAGCACTTGCCGAAATGGATGCAACAAGGTGTCATCAACTGGAATAAAGGTTCCCTTGAACTAGAGAACGGAAGTAAAATCGTAGCGGCGAGTACATCTTCTAGTGCTGTTCGGGGAAGTACCTTTAATATTATATTCTTAGATGAGTTTGCCTATGTGCCTAACAACATCGCTCAAGAATTTTTTAGTTCGGTATATCCTACAATATCATCTGGTCAATCATCAAAGGTTATGATTGTATCTACACCACATGGAATGAATATGTTTTATAAGATGTGGATGGATGCAAATAGTAAAAGAAACGATTACAAACCTATTGAAGTACATTGGTCTGAAGTGCCAGGTAGAGATGAGGCATGGAAAGAACAAACAATTAGAAACACAAGTCTCGAGCAGTTTCAGACAGAGTTTGAGTGTGAGTTTCTAGGTAGTATCGATACACTTATCAGTGCAAGTAAATTAAAATCTATGGCGGTCATAGATCCTAAGAGAAGTCCTGGTGGTTTTGATATATACGAAATGCCAAAGAAGGGTCACATATACACGATGGCAGTTGACGTTGCAAGAGGTATTAATAACGATTACTCTGCTGTCATAGTCTTTGATGTCACAAAAGCACCATATAGAATTGTCGCAAAGTATAGAAACAATGACATCAAACCAATTGTCTTTCCTAACATATTAAAGAAGTTAGGCGATCATTACAATAAAGCATTTTGTCTGATTGAGATAAATGATCTAGGTCAACAGGTTGCAGACGCAATGCAATTTGAGTTAGAGTATGACAACATGATGATGGTCACACAAAGAGGTCGAGCAGGTCAGGTACTAG